TACTAAAACCTAATTCGATCATGGGATTAAATAATCTTCGAACCAAACTTGAGGAGAAAACAGGCGAGGAAATACATCCTAATAAACTGCGAAATCTTATTAAAAAGACGAAGAATATTAGTGAACTTAAGACTCAAAAGGGTAAAGAAAACATCTACTCTTATACCGAATAATCCTGTCTCAACTCTGTCTCAAAACTAGTAGTAAACCCCTTATATAGTAGGAGTACTACTAGTGCAAAAAGGCTGTAAGTAGTAGTTGCCCGCCCAGCAGGGCAATAACTACTACATCCAAACAGCCTTAAAGCGAATTACTAGTCGGATCAATAGGTTGAAAGATTTGATCGGGAGAGCTACTCACTCGGTTTAATTTTACTCGCTAGCTCGTCAACCACTTGACCTACTGATAACTTCTTAGCCTGTCCATACTGCTTGATGAGGTCGCGGGTTGCCGGATCAACCATGCAATGGAATCCGACACGGCGAACCCCAGGTCGGGCAGGCGGTCGGCCGGTTTGGTTTGGACGCTTACCGCCCCATTCTTTTTTATCGGTCATAGCAAAAGTTTTTAAACTGATTCTTCAGTCCATGATCTCACAAACTGATGATTTTTGGTGTAGTTTTTTACTGCTCTAGAAAATGAATTTTCATCTTTATAGTCCCGCTCCCACTTTAATTCATAATTCATAGTAGGTGCTACAGGTTCGCTATAAAAGGACCACTCATTAGATCGAGGGTTAAAAACTTTACTCAATCGTACAGGACTAAGGTGGCTATTCTTGCCGGTCAAGTTGAAATCGTAGTGTGTGTTGTTCATATGGTTGGTCTCCTGGGTTGATGTATTGTTTAGCAACATAGATCGCCAAAGGTGCAACCTAATGGGCAGTGTAGGCCGGTTCTCTCAAGTTCGCTTTTAAACTCTTCAGCATAATCATGACTGAGCTTGGCATTTAAATCCTGCCACTCGAACTGCCAGTCCATCATTCTAGCACTTAAAAACTTCTTACCACCGTTGTAATCACTTCTCCAAACATCGCAGTAAACATGACCATATTTGGAGATGATGTTTGTTAAGTAGGAATATCTTTTGAATAGTTTTGTAAAGTTCATACCCTCAATCTAGCTTACCTGTACAGAAAAGCAAGATATATTTTACATTTATTTTTAATAATGTTGTAAGTGCCTAATAGTTAGTAGGCTAGGGGATGAAAAAAATTAAAGAATTTTTATTTCGTTGGTCGTTTCGATCCAAACTCTAGCTCCGCAGGACAATGGTTTGTCAGGTGAATAGACAATTTTGCAAGCCTCAGTCCCCTCTTTATCCATTACGCTTACAGAGTGGGCATAGGTATTATCCTTGTAAGTCTTGCAAGTTATCACTGGCTCCCGCTCGCCGGTCTTTTGATTTGAGCGAATCTTATGCTGGTTAATATGAATTATCTTTTTCATATATCGCTTACCTCAGCATCGACTACCTTCTCATCTTTCAGGTTGGCAAGCTCGGCTCGGATCTCGTCCAGGCTAAGAGATTTCTTTACCTCGATGGTTTGGGTAGGCTCACCTTCGTACTGGCGATGCTTATCGATTAATATACCTGTGGCGATTGGCAGGACTCCGTTTGGTATCTCATCGTCCTGTAGCTTCGTTATGAGCTTTTCTACGGCAAGATGAGTCGCAGTGCCAATTAAGCCTCTCAAATGCTTTTTAGAGTCCTTCAGGGCTTCCTGTTCCCTTGATCTGACAACAGCAACAGTGTGGGCTGAAACCTTACAGGTCTTTGTGATCGATGTAATCGTTGCACCCTGTGCCAACATCGTAACTACTTTGGCGTAGTCCTTTGGTCGCTTATCGTAAAGCTGTTGGCCAGTGAATACTGCTGGACACACTTCTTCGGTCTTCAGATTAGCCGGAAGATTCTCTGCTTTCTGATATTCTCTTGGTCTCTTTGTAGGCATTGAATGAATCGGTGTGGCATAATGAGAATGAATTATCAATAAGGTATTTGGCAAGTACAATTAGACATAATCCTTATTATGCGTAACTAAATATGTCATACTACGCATAAAAACGAGTAAAACATAATATATTTTATCTTTTGTCAGAAATCACATACAAATTTTTGCCTCAGACAGGGGGGGAGGGGGTCAGGTTGAGCGGTCTGCCGGCCACCGCGACCGATTATGTCCCATAAAAAAATTCTGACAAATTGCCCAACCCGATGTCCGCCCACCCGCTCAATCTGCTAACATGGACATATGCCACTCGAATGGACACCCCATCCCGCTCTCCCGCCCCTCAGCAAATCGGAACTCCTGCGGATGACTCCTGAATCGATTTTGGCGTATTGGGAGAAGCGTGAGGAAGCGATCAAGCTCGAGAAGGATGACCCCTATCGTCATGGATTTGAACTGGATACCTGGAAGCGGGCAGATGAGCAGTTAAAGACTCACTCGGAAATTCTCGTTATGGGAGGGAACAGGGCAGGAAAGTCTGAATGGGCGGCCAAGCGGGTAGTTCAGTGTCTAGTCGAGAACCCAGGAACGATCATATGGTGTCTTACGGAGACCTCGGCCAACAGTATACAGTTCCAGCAGAAGCTAATATTTAAGTACCTGCCGAAGGAGTTTAAGTCGTTAGGTAGGGGTAAGGTTGGATATGTGATGTACAGCCTTCGTAATGGCTTTACTGCATCTAAATTCACACTGCCTAATCGCTCTGAGTGTATTTTCCGTAATTGGTCACAAGACATTTCGACTATCGAAGGTGGTGAGATCGGAGTTCCGCAAGTGCCTGTTAATCAGACACATAACATCGGATTTTGGGCGGACGAATTGTGTCCCATGAGTTGGGTAAATACACTTCGTTTTCGCACCGTGACCCGCAATTCCAAGGGAATTATCAGTTTCACGGCCGTGGATGGCTGGAACTCGGTGGTAAAGAGTATGCTTACGGGAGCGAAGACAGTGGAATCGGCAAAAGCGGATTTATTGGATGGTGAAGAGGTTCCCCTGGTTCAACAGCCCATCCGCAAAGCCAGCTCGGTGGTGTATTTTCATACAGCGGCCAACCCCTTTGGCGGATGGGCGGCGATGAAGAATCAATTGGAGGGAGAGAAGAGGGAGACAATTTTGTGCCGGGCGTATGGAGTCCCTGTTCGTCAGTCACGGGCAATTTTTCCATCGCTTTCGGACAAGAACATCTGCCAATCGGAAAAACTCCCTGATTTTACGGATGCGAATTGGGTATTATCGATTGACCCTGCGGGAGCGAAGCCCTGGACGATGGTATTATTTGCAGTCGATCCGCATGGGGTCGCCTGGGCGGTTAAGGAGTTTCCTGATTTTGACACCTGGGGTGGATGGATTGACCTGACCAAGGACAAGCTAAGTGCGGGCGAGGCGGCACAGCCGAATGGGTATGGATTAAAGGATTATGCGGATGAGATTAGGCGGATGGAATCGATTTGCGGGGATAATATGGTAACTCGGATAATCGACCCGAGGTTGGGGGCGGCGAGTTATCAGAAGTCGGAAGGATCTTCCAACATCATAGACGATTTATCGGATGAGGATATCATTGTTGAGCCGGCGGAGGCGTTGGATATCGAGACGGGTTTGCAGGCGATTAATAATCTGCTGGCATGGGATCGGAACAGGGAGATGGATTTGGATAATAAGCCTAAATTGATGTTTTCGGATGAGTGTCAGAATCTGATTAGTTGTATGCAGGCATACCAGCCGACTGCCGGATTAAAATGTCCGAGTAAGGATTTCGTGGATAATGCCAGGTACTTCGCAGTGGGCAATTTTGAATACTTTGACGAGGAGGAAATGGTGGCAACAGGAGGAGGATCGTATTGATGGGTAAGAAAAATGTACAGATATCAAAGGCAGTCAGGCAACAGATCGTAATGGCAAGGAACTCGGGCATGAGTTGGCCGAAGGTGGCGGAGTTGGCGGGATGTGCGAGATCGACTGTCCAGCGGATATATAAGCAGGAGAGCAAGCCGGTGGTCCCGCTTGAGGAGGTAAAGAAGACAGTGGAGATAGAGGAGGCGAGGGTATTGAAGATGGTCCCGAATGTTCGGATGATGCTTATTTACTTTGAGCACAAGGAGGGGATCGGGAGGTGTATAAAGAGGCCAAACGATAACCATCCGCCTAAGAGCATGGTGCTGGTGAGAAAAATTGAGGGGGAGGATGATTTGTATCGGAAAGCATGAGACGGATGCACAGATGCAACGGAGGATCGATCTGATGCTTCGGGAGATGGTTGTGGAGGAGGCATTGGATGCGATGGAGGAGGAGCGGGAGCCTGGTAGTTTCACACAGGAGGAGATAGCGGATTTTATCGGTGTATCGATAGTAACTCTTCATCGGATTGAACAAAATGCCCTGAAAAATTTACGAAATAAAATGGTAGAATCTTAAAGGAGAAATTATGGAGAACGAAGTACAGATTTTTGAAGAGAAGCCCGATGTGGATGAACTCAAGTTTGAGTTTGAGCGGGCAAAAGCGAATTTATCGACATGGATGGACAAGGCCGAGGATGCTCGGGAGGTTCGTTTCAATGAGTGGGCAGGCAAGACGGGTGACGGGAAGAAGAGTGGACCTGAAGCCTTTCCATTTGATGGAGCCAGCGATCTTGATCCAAGCGTTATAAATCCATTGATCGATGGCGATGTTGCCACCCTGACACAGGCGTTGACCAAGGCTAACCTGGTGGCAGCTCCCGTGGAGAGTGGAGATGTGGCATCGGCCAAGCTTGTTACTGAGTTTCTTCGCTGGCGGATGGGTACGATGGATGAACTGATGAGGGAGTCATCGATTGGAGCGAATTATTTATTACAGAACGGGGTAACCTTTTTCGGTACTTACTGGAAGCAGGAGAAGGCGAGAAAGTTTGAACCGATCAGCCTCGAGCAGATTGCCCAGCAGTCGCCTGAATTGGCAATGGCAATAGAAGATCCTGAGATGAAGGAGGGCGTGGAAGAGATGTTTTATCCCCTCTTTCCGAAGCTCAAAAAGCGTAGGGTCAAGAAGATGCTTAATGAGTTAAGGAAGACAGGTGAGACCGAAATTCCGACCGAAAAAGTGGTCGTAAATCGTCCTGCGGTTAAGGCATACGAGTTAGGCAGGGAACTGATCGTGGACAGTAATGTGATCGATTTGGAATCCGCCAGAAGCATTCACTGCATTCATTATTATTCGCCTGAAGCGTTGAAGCAGAAGGTAAACGAGGGATGGGATGAAGCGTGGATTGATGAAGCGATTGAGAAGGCAAAAGACTTTTACGAGGAGAGATATAGCGACTCGGCCATGCATTATGATTATGGCACAAGCTATGGCAGTCAGCACTACGAGGGGCTTATTCGGGTAGTTACTACTTATCGCAAGGAGTTGGATGAGGATGATGTTCCCGTGGTTACCAAGACCTGCTGGACGGATGAAATGGATGAAGCAGGATTCCATGAACCGGTTGGATATGATGAAGGTCGTTATCCGTTCGTATGTATCACGAGAGAGCATTTAAACCATCGTTTATTGGACTCTCGCGGATACCCTGAACTGCTCAAGAGTTATCAGATTGCGGCTAAAACAGAGATGGATGCAAGACGGGATGCCGCATCGATGACTACGATGCCTCCTTTTCTTTACAGCCTTGGCCGCCGTCCTGAAAGGATCGGACCAGGAGCACAGATTCCTGTCCGCCGTAGGGATGAAGTTGGATGGATGGAAACCCCAAAATATTCACCTGCATCGACACAGGTGGAAATGCAAATCCGTCAATTATGTGATCGAGTGACAGGACGGGCGACTGGACCTGATGATGCGGTAGAGGCCAATGTGATAAAACAGCACCTGGTCAACTGTTGGCTCAGTGGATGGAAAGAAGTTTTGAAGCGTGTATGGTGCTTAGATCGAACTTACAGCGGACCCATGATTTGGTTTCGGGTAACAAACAATGAGCAGGGAGCACAGCTTATTTTGGATGAAACTGCTGAGTTGTATGATTTTAATATTAGCTGGAACTCGATGAACCAGGACGAGTCCAAGGTGATCGAAAAGCTCGATACAGTTGGTAAGTTAATGTCGCAGTATGACAGACAGGGCGTAAGTAGGTTCGACATTTATCTTAGAAAAGTAATTGAGGCAATCGATCCAAACCTGGCTAACGAATTAATCATGCCGACTCAGGAGGCTACCACAAAGGAGATAATTGAAACATCTAACGATATTGCCAAAATCGCATCGGGACAGGTTGTTAATGCCCCACAAGGTGCAAATAGCCAACTACGCCTCCAGGTGCTACAGCAATACATTTCAGGTTCGGACGAAATACCAGCGACAGATGTTCAGGAGAGATTACAATCCGATGAAAACTTTGCGAAGAGACTTCAGACATATGCTGGTCAGTTAGAATTTCAGCAACAGCAACAGCAAAACGCACTTATTGGCCAGCTAGGGACAGCCCCCGGCAATGTACCAGGTACATCGATGGCCGCTTAGATATGAAACTCATCAAAGATGAGATTAGGGAATGGTCAAGCAAGGTTCTAGAAGTTCCTAGTTCTACATTTAATGGGATGCCACCTTGCCCATACGCAAAAAAGGCATGGGCTACTGATAATGTGCGATTCAATGTTATTGAGAATGTTAATGAGTGTTTAGAAATCAAAGACAAATGCCCTGATGACGAATCCGTAGACATTGTGGCATGGACCAAGTTCGACAAGATGACATCAGATGAATTTGATCAATGGATTGATGATCAGAATGAAAATCATAATGGCACTTGGATAGTTGGTTTTCATCCTGATCACCCTGCTGATGATGCTCTCGAAGAGTTCGAGGGCAATGGTGCTCCTGAGTATGCCTTAATTCTTATTCAGTCAATTCGGCATTTAGTTAAATCATCTAAAACAATTTACAAGCGAGGGTATTATAAAAATTACTCTCAATTTGACATAAACCACATCAAGAAAAGGAATAAATTATGAGAGGCGGAAAAGGAATGAAGAAAAAACCAATGGTTCGCAAAATGGTTAAAAAAGCAGTTCCAGCAAAAAAGAAAATGCTGAAGAAGAAAAAGTGAGTATTACTTACAGGGGAATAACTTTTGCCGGGTATTCCAAGCCCAAGCGAACACCTAATCATCCTAAAAAATCCCATGTGGTTTTAGTTAAAGATGGTGGAAAAGATAAGATGATTCGCTTTGGACAGCAGGGAGCAAAGACTGCCGGTAAACCTAAAGCTGGTGAGAGTTCGGCAATGAAGAAGAAACGGGCATCATTCAAAGCTCGTCATGGTAAGAACATTGCCAAGGGCAAGACTTCGGCGGCCTACTGGGCAAACAAAGTGAAGTGGTAAGATGCCAAAGGACGCTTGTTATAAAAAGGTAAAGGCTCGGGTAAAGGTATTTCCATCTGCTCGAGCATCGCAACAGATCGCCAAGTGCCGGAAGTCGAAGGGACAGGTTCGTAAGACTGCCAAGGGTACATCTTTAAAACGATGGGGATCGGAGAAATGGCAGGATACGAAAAGCGGCAAGCCATGTGGGCAGGGTGGAAAGAATGAATACTGCCGGCCAACCAAAAGAGTCTCGAGTAAAACACCCAAGACAAAATCGGAGATGAGTAAAAGCCAACTGAAACGAAAGAAGGCTGAGAAATCGAAGGTAGGAATGGGACGAAGAGTAAAACCTGTAAGAAGGAAAAAATGACATTAGGAGATGCAGTAGCCGGACTCGGAGAACAGACCGAGTGGGTGGTGGTTAAAGACTTTATTAAAGAACAGAGGGATATGTGCCTGGTGGATTTTCAGGATTATACTCATGTGGACAATCCGCAGAAGCTTGCCCGTCTATCGGGTGAGATTGCAGGACTGACTCGAATATTGGAGGCGTTGGACAATGCCGAAACTGACTCCCCATCAGCAATTTAAAAACGAGCATAGGGCATTGCTCAATCGTTGGATTGAGGAGTCTGATATTGAAGACACTGAAATGGCAAAGATAGTAATGTCAGACATTGAGGAGTGGCTGGATGAGGATGTTGTCGATTTCGAGTGCGATATGGTGCTCGATGACGATGACGATGATGAAGAGGAAGGGTAACCTCTACGAGCAGAAGTTTTTCTCGGAAGCCCTCGAGCATGGACTGGAGGTCTTTGTGCCATTGGGCGATTATCTGCCACAGGACTGCCTGGTAATGAACACGGCAGGCAAGATATTTAAGATTCAGATAAAAGGGACTGAGAGTAAATCAAAGGACAAGGCTCGGGGTGGATTGGGTCGTTATATGGTTACGACCTCGAGTGGATCGACCGGCAAAGAGTCGATAGACTGCACAAAAGTGGACATATTGGTGGCATATGTCGAAGATGAAAACATTTTTTACAACATCCCATGCATGGAATTAGACGGGGCAAAAAGGATCGGACTGTATCCTCACAACCCTGATTCTAAAGCCAAGCATGAGAAATTTAAGGATAATTGGAAAATTTTTCGGGTTACCTGAAAAAACTGCTTTTTAAACTGCTATAATTGTCACTGGTGGAGCATATCTGCTCCGCAGATACAAGCAAGAGAGTGCGAACTCTACAACAAACGCAGAAATTATGGCAGAAACAGTTATTAGCGAGGCTCCGGCTGAACAATCGGGAGCAGAAAACAATCAAGTACGAGGCCCACTATCGGTGGAAGATTTGGCGGCAAGTTTTGTCGAACAGGTCGAAACGGATCAGGAGGCTCAACAGGCGGATGAGGCTAAAGCGGAAGTCACCGAGACTCCCGAAGAAGCAGAAGCATCTGCCGACCAGGAAGATGTTCTTTCACAGTCTGTAACCGAGTCTGACGAAGAGGAGGATGAGGGAGAAGATACCGAAGAGGAAGAGGTTGAAGAAGAGGTAGAGGAGGAAACTCCAAAGGCTCTCAAGAAAACTCTTAAACAGATTTCGCGTCTTACTGCTCGAGCAAAATCAGCAGAAGAAACAGTGGAGTCGCTCAAGAGTGAGATTCAAAACCTCAAGCAATCAGGAGGCAAATCGCAACCGGCTCAACCCGAATTGGAGAACATTCAATCGTTTGAAGATTTGGAAAATTTGAAGCGGGAAGCACAAGCGGCCAAGAAGTTTGCACTTCAGCATATTGGCAAGGATTTCGTAGAGGTCGATGGCAAGGAATATTCGGATGATGATATTCGTAATATCCTTACCCAGGCTGACGAATACCTTACTGAAAAGATTCCTCAGAGGAGTGAGTATCTAAGGGAAAAAAGCGAATGGAGTAGAGATACAATCAACACCCATCCGTGGATGGATTCATCGAAAGATGATGATATATCCGAATCCCGAAGAGAAACCTATAACCAGCTACGAAACCAATACGGCAATGTACTGGATAACCTTCCCAATGGTGACTTTATCGCCGCCACTCTTGTCAGAGGCATTGAAGCATTGAAAAGCGAGCAATCCGCCAAGGCTCCCAAGAAGGTAGTCAAAAAGCGTAAGGCTCCACCTCCCACTGATGGAGGAGATGCATCCCCGCCAATCGAAAACTCGACCACTAGGAAACAGAAGGAAAAGGCAAAAATCCTGGATCGGAAAGGACCACTCTCGGCTAACGATCTTGCCGCATTTCTAGCGGACTAAAATTTAAAATCTTAAAATAAGGAATTACTTAAAATGGCTATTGCAACAAGCTACAATGTGGATGCATCCAAAGGTGCACAAACCAACCTAGAATCACTGCTGAAAACTGTAGAACCAACAGAGACACCCCTGTATTCTACGCTTTCACAATCAGCCGCTCCAAAGGCAACTCTCAACGAGTGGTTAGTAGACTCTTTGGCAGACCCAGCTTCGGCCGCTTCAAATATTGACGGAGCCGATCTTGACCTCTCAACTGCCCAAAACTTAATCGACTCAAGAGCAAGACTTGGAAATAGAGTGGCAACACTTCGCGATTACTTTTCTGTCTCTCGTCAAGCCGAGATGGTAGATGTCGCTCCTGGCGGACAGGGCGGATTATTTAACGCTTCCAAAGCAAAAAGCTTGATTCAGCTTAAACGCTCAATCGAAGTAGCTATTGCTTCAGGAAACGATCAGACTGTTGGATCAAGTTCTGCTGGTGCTACCATGTGCGGACTTGGTATTTGGTCTGACCCAAGTGCTACAGGAAACACTTTCGACACAAGTGCAAAACAAGCATTCCGTGCAGTTAGTGGATCTCGCGTATCTCTTGGTTCTTTGACTGAGTCTGCTCTTCGTGGATTACTCCAGGCAGTTTACACTGCTAGTGGTGCTAAAGGTTCCTACAAATTGTATGCCGGTCCAGCAGTAATGAACGCCATTACTGACTACACCCGTGCCGCAGTTTCCAACAATCCTGTTTATTCTTTTACTCAGGACTTGAGTGGTAAAACTTTAGTCAACAGTGTGCTGACTTACATTTCAGATTTCGGCGAGCTGCAAATCTTACCTGACCTATTTTTGGGTCGAAATGATGCAGGGGCAAGTGGAACAGATACAGCACTTGGAACAGTAAATACTGATCGTGCTTACCTCATCCCTGACGATGACACTGTTTCCCTCAAGTTCCTTGAAGGCATCACAGTTGTGGATCTTCCTGACAATGGTGCTGGAAAAAGATCATTCACTGAGGCGATGTGTACATTGCGGGTAGGCAATCCACGCAGCCTAGGAAGTATCGTTTAAACTCTTCGGGTTTATTATTGATCATGTTGTTACTTGGGGAGCCGGTTTAGGGTTAGACCGGCTCCCCTTTTTCCATTTAAATGAGTCTAAATATTTTCGTAAGGGGAGGCAGGAAGAGCAGTTCGTCACAGGACGAAATCGCATACTACCTCCGTAAGCATAACGAGTCATTAGTGAAGCGTGAAAAAGCAGGATATGCAAAACGCCAAACAAAAGCCCGCCAAGCCGCTAAATCCTTAGAAGGAAGCAAAGGCGACTTTAGACTCGCAAGGGTAGTCGATAAAGCCACTTACATCCGCCATGAGCAGGAAAGACCTGGATGCTGGGCAGACAAAGGCTTTGTAAAGGACTTCGAAAAATCAAACCCCGAGTGCAAGGTTAAACATTGAGGATCGTCACCTACAGTGATTTTAAAAGTCGTTTCGAGTCTGCTATCGGAGTCGATACACTTTTAAATCAGGAGGAGACTGCCTTAAAGAATAGTCTTAACGACAGGGTAAGGGGAGCATGGACTCGGGCAAAATGGCCTGATGTTCAGACAGTGGTGGAGAAGACAGTAGCGGCAGTATCATCACCCATCATCGCGGACAAGGCGGTGCAGATCGATAATGCGAATGATTTGATGGATGTATTCGCAGTTTATAATAAGAACCCACTGGCAGATCGTACAGCAGTCTTATTGGACTACCAATTAGTAAATGGTTACCTGGTACTGCCGGCAGACTCATCGGTGACATCCGTATTTGTTGTAGGCAATCAAGTACCGGCAAATGACTATGGAACCGGAACAACGGATCTCCCTGCATTCCTCGAGCGTTACTTACTGCTCGCCTGTGTTTCTGATTACTACAAGGCAGACGGCCAATTGGACAAAGCATTGGCACAGGAGCAAATGGCCGAGGAGACACTCGCATTAGAAATTGATCGGGTCGAGCGACTCGAATCAATGAACAAAATAACCTTTAACACTTATCCGAGC